CAGTCAAAAGGGCTCAAGTGGACATACACAATTTTCTGAAGAATCATAAATTGAAAACAGCCGAAATTGTAAGTGCCTTGCAAGGCGTGCTGAATGATTATGCAGCAACCAGTAATGTTGCAACAGGCAATGCCGCAACAACTGCTTCTACATTAGGGGCTGGCACAGAGCCAATGCCCACACCTGGTAGCCCAGCTGGTGGCCCCACAACATTCTAAAAAAATTATCCCTTGGTCTTGACCAAGTAATCATTGGCTGCTTCCTTGGCAAAATTCAGAGTAACTTTGAATGGCTTTATTGCCATGCCACCATCAAAACGGCGCACAAAAGAACTGGCCATGTCATTCAAGCTGGCCCTGAGGTATTGGTTCCTATTGTTACGAGAAACAATTATCGTAGCATAGTCCACGAATACGCTCACTCTTTTGAGATTCTTGATCTTGTCCTTTATTGAACTGGCAATAGGGCAATCACTAGGATCTGTCTTTACTCCATTTTTGATGTGTGTTTTGGTGATGTTAAGATTAACCTTCATTTAAATTATTTAGTCACCGAAATCTTTATCTTTACAGTGGAAATAACGTTTATGTATGTTATTATTATGAATATGAAAGGAGGATTTAAGATGATCGATTATAAAAACAAGGATCTTCGGCCGAAGACGTTCTTCGTTAAGATGGAGCGCTCTCGCAATGGCACGTTTACCGTGAAGCGTGCCAAAGTTTTGGAGCAATCCAATCAGCACTCGCGCCGTATCCGTCGGGTTGACGCACGTGACTTAACGCGTGCCATTCGTAAGAACGGATTGCAGGTGGCCTAATCCTCACTAACATTAGGTAAAAAATGCCAGACTTAAGTCTGGCATTTTTTTTGTTTGTATATATAATATAGGAGTTCTTTGACATGGGGCTGTAAAGGTTTCGATTGAACAGTGGAGTTCATGAGAGCAAGTACCGGGGCATGCCGGTTTATCAATAGCAAAACAACATTAAATGCCGAAGACACATTCGACATGGCCATGAGTTTAGAAGAGGCTGATGCAATTCTTGCAGTAGCCGGCTTTGAAGACACAGAAGCCAACCTTGAGTTAGTTTACTGACTTGAGCGTTCCATTGTAGATTGAGGTTTGTAAGATGGAGCGTGTTACTGACCTTCGTATAAATTGGGTTATAACAATTAATAGTTTATACGTATAAAATTGTTATGAGTAAGGGATTTTTGATTAGTTTAATCCTTATGAAATATCAACTAAGATAAACTTGTAGGGCTTGTGAATGAAATTATTCAAGACCTGGGTTCAATTCCCAGCAGCTCCATGTCAATGAATTATATTTATTATTTTTATGGCAGGCAAAGGATCCAAACCGAGAAGTTGTTTCAGTAGAAAGTTCAAAGAGAACTTCGATCTGATCAACTGGGCAACTGCAGAAGGCAAAGAGATCAGGCCTTATGTAAAGAAGAAAGGTAAAAAGACATACAAATACCCGTGATGAATAATGAAGTGGATAAAATGTTGAATGATTTGGAGCTACTGGATAAAAACTTTGCTTGGATCAACGAAGAAGTGGAGAATCTAGACAAAAAAATTACTGCAGCTTTTGACAATGACAACATGGTGGGAGTAAACAGACTGAGTGAAAAATTTATGGAGCTGGAAAGCAGACATCAGTACAACAGAAGAATTTACTTTGAAACACTTAAAAAGTGCAGTGTTTATTTCAAAAACAAATACGACATAGATTTATCAAGTCTTTTCAATTCTTAATTTTACCGATAAAGTTTTCCTTAGTAACAACAAAATTATCCTTATACATGTTGTTATCACCACAAGTATTCAGAAATATATAATTGCGTGACACCACTCTGTGACAAACAACCATGTTGTCACCATTGCAAGTGGCCGAAAAAACTACAACATCATTAACTTTAACTGCATCAAAATTCTTGTGTTGCACATACACCAAGTCCCCATTGCAAATATTTGGATACATGGAATTGCCTTCAATGGCAAATCTCTCACCCTTCAATGTGCAACACAGCATCCACACTGACAAAAGCCCAATAATAAATTTCATCACAACCAGGCTAATGATTTTTAATTATATCTCTAACCCACTCTGGATGTTCACCATGATATTCAACTGCCCGTGAATTGTTGATCAGGGTGCTCTTATCATTCAACCATTTTTCATATAAAACAGATGTCCAGTCTTGGTGATAGAATTGTGTCTTAAAATTTATCTGTTGCGGAGTTACATAATTGTAATGAAACATCTTGATGCCTATTCCCAAGGTTTCATCCCTGGGTATTATTTTTGCATCATTAACCTTTGTACCATCAGGAAACATATAAGTAGGTGGTTCATGTCTCTCCCAACTGCACCCAGGTGTATGTTTGAATATCCTCATCCATGGAGCTTCATTGCCCCATGTACTGGGGGATGTTTCATTTATACAGTGTCTAAAATCTCCCCAGAAATTGTTAGCAAAAAAATGAACGATATTTGGATCATATTTAGCCAGAATGTCCTTGATCTTATCTATATCCTTTTTAAAATAAAACTCATCCATATCAACTTGCCAGATGTAATCACCGGTGGCAATCTTGCTCCATTCATTGCACATCTGTGTCTTGCCGTTCCAGAAGCCTGCTGACTCTATGATAGTAATCTTGTTCTCAGGGTCAGGATAGTTTCTTACTATGTCAAGACAATTGTCTGTAGATTTACCATCCGGTGTAAACGGTGTTGCATTGCCATCATAGTAGTGAGAGGTTTTATCTGCCTTTGTTGCACCTTCCACAATTATTATTTGATCTGAAAGATAATACAATTGATCAAGTTGTGCTTTGAGCATGCCCTCAGGCATGAGACTGCTCCCATTAAAGAGTAGTGTGCCAGAAGTTATTTTCACTTCTTGCTACCCACATAAAACAAAGTACCATAATGAGCTTTTGGATTTCTACCCAATTCTCTTGGCAATATATTATGGAAAATGTGATTGTAGGGTTTGAGTTTATCCCTGAAATAAAGATGATCCAATCTGATTGGATGCCCAGGATCTGTCAGAAGACCTGGATCTGATTTAAAGTCTTCATCACAGGTTAAATCTTGACCCAAGATCAACACACCATCTTTATTCAATGCATCAAACATCTTACCCATGCAAGCATTAGCATCTTTAACATGGTCCAGCACATTAATGCACAGTATGGCATCATATTTGTTATCATCAGAATAATCCTCCAATGCACAAGAGAACATCCGAGCTCCATACCGCTTCACAACAGTTGTAACATAATATTCGTGCTTTGTATAGTCATCAAGAAGAGGATCTAGAACTGAAACAGTTGTTATGCTTGGAAATAGTTTCATGAAGTATTCTGTGTTACGGCAATATGGACCACATCCCACTTCAAGCAGAGACTTGAAGCTTTTAGCCTGCAGATAATTAAAGTTCTGAAAATGATTGAACCACCAGCTGTTCCAATCTTCTAGATTTTTCTCAGAGCCCAACCAGGCATTAAGCTCCCACTCTTGAGCTTCCTTCCATCTTTCCTGAGAGCATGTTATAAATTTATCCAGCATCACCTCACCTCCCAATTGAGTTTACTTGAAGAAACAAAAAATGTATCTTTGCGATTAGGGTAAAAATAAAGCTTGGATTTGATGGTTGTCATGCTGTCAATATAATTCTTGAAACTACTGCACACACAATGTATTTCCTTTGCATTCTCTATGATTTTACCATACAGAAAGATATTATCAACCGAATAATTTGAATCTGGACGAAATATCTTTAAACCCCTTGACTCAATATCTTTGGTTGGAACTATGTGACCTAGTGCTATATTCTCATGAACAAATGCGTAATTATCACCCGGGTTAAGTTTTTCGTACAGCTCTTGTTCTTTTGCAAGGTCTCTTTCCAACTTGAAGTCACTCCATCTTTTATTGAAATTCAAACCAACCTGCTTGTAAAAAGATTCATCAAAAAATTTATAATCAGAAGGAATATTGCCAAAGCCAACCTTGATCTTTGTATCATGTAGAATATTATCAAAAATTGCTCCCGCTTGAGCATCATCTGCTTTTATTATAAAAACTCTATCATTATTTCTGTATAAAAAACTTATGCTAGGGTAAAATTGAGGCTTGCAGAATATTACCACCTTATCAAATTTGGTAGTGCAGTTGTTAATGATACCGTTGCAAATTATAGTATCACCAAGCCCCAGGCAATGATAGACATATAAAATCTTCATATTATGCCTCTATGATGGGAGAATATCTGCGGGTAATTATATTCTGCCGTCATGTAGTCATTACCCCACTCTGAGGGCTCGCGTGCCACTGTTAACTTTTCCCTTATGGCCATTAACGATAGAACGGACTGATCGTGTCTGTGATCTTTGAATCCTTGCAAGTTGCTACCGAGTTTATTTGGCGCATCAGTCAGTATGTCCTCATCCTCACAATGTGCAACATATTCATCGAAAAACGACGTGGTAAAATCATTCTTAATGGTCACCACATAAGATCCATCCACTTGATTGCCTTGTGTGTAAGTATCATTCAGGCAATTCATTTTCTTGAAGCAATCATACTTGGTCCACTGATAGTTCTTCCATATGGTATTTGCAGGTGCACCGTCTCTATTTTCAAACAGCAGAATGCCTTTGTCGGTTTTCTTGCAGATGTCTATTAGAACATTTGGATCACTCACAATCAAATTGCCACTATCAACATAAAACACCGCATCACCCTCTTTAACCTGCTTGAGAGTCTCTCTGATGATATATGGTTTCCACAACCAGTATCCATATCCACGCTTTTGATTGAATATGTGCTTATTCTTTGCTGCGAATTCCCTATCAATATAATTTGGATTAAAAGAAGCATGCCCATCGAAATACTTTTTACCGGAATCAACCAGAAAAGATTGAGATCTGAAGAACCTCTCATTGGCGAAACTAACCATTATACGCTTCACAATAAAAGTTTATACTTAAATCTTGATATTGCAATATTTTTTAATATAATAATGGTGTGAATTTCGAAGTATTAGATGTGTTAGATTCAGCAGCGGTACTATATGAAGGGTTTAAATCAGACAAACCATTGATGGCAGGGAAAATAGGTAACTGCGAATTAATGACGCTGTACAATTACTTGCATGCAAAGCATTTAAATTTAAATCCTATTCCTTGGGACCCGACAATTGTCAAAGAGAATTACATCAATGCAGGTGTTTTCCCGCAAACAGAAGAATCTAGAATTTATTTTTGTGAACAATTGCTTGATGGTCTCACTCAAGGTGACTACATAGGTGCCTGGAACAGTGGATTAGCTGAATTTGAGAAAAGAGTTATAAAAAAGCAAAACATTAATTGTACATTGGTGAACCTGTGCGGCTTGGAGCCCTACTATTTTGGAAATCCTTGGACAGTGCACCTCAAAGGTAAGAACGTATTGGTCATTTCACCGTTTGCTGAGAGCATTGAAAAGCAATACAAGATCAGGGATAAGCTTTTTAATCTGGATATTTTACCGCAATTCAATCTCAAGACTTTGTACCATCCCAACAGCAAGGCCATAAGCAACAAGAACACATACAGTAGCTGGAAGGATATGGTTAATGATGTCAAAGAGAAAATGGAGAAAATAGATTTTGATGTGGCGATTGTTGGCACAGGTGCTTCATCTCTGCCCATTGCAGCACATGCAAAAAGATTGGGCAAAAAAGGAATACACCTTGGGGGTGCAGTTCAAATGTTGTTCGGTATCAAAGGCAAGCGCTGGGATAATATGAAAAAAGCCAATGTTTATTATAACGACTTCTGGGTGAGACCCTCTCATGCAGAAGTTCCAGAAAAGAAGGAACTAGTTGAAGATGGTTGTTATTGGTAGGACCAGTAGTTGCTCTTAAACCAAGTTTCGTCAAAATACTCCTTCTCCAAGTCCATTTCATTTTCATGCGGCTGACAATAGTTAACACCAGGCCGTTTCAACAAGATGTGAAAAAGATAATTATGCCACATGTCTGAATCAAATTTATGAGGCTTCCAGAATGTGTTATAATTGTAATCAGTCTCAGGACATGAAGTAGTCTTCCACTCACTGTCATGTATCTGATGAAACGTAGGTGGTGGCCATTTGTTACATAATGTTGAATTGCCTAATTTCATGCACAGTGTTGCATAATGTACATCCCAGCAAGGATGCCCAAGAACGTAATTTGGAAATTTATCACCATTCTGCAACCACCAATCAGTCTTGATGCAGAAAGTGTCAAAACCTGCAACTTGATAATGATTGTCCACAACAACAATGTCTTTGAGAGATTTGATTGGTGTGATGGCTAGTCGCGATGCCGGGTAACAATCATAATTGGTTTTCAATATGAAATCAATATATCTATCTGAAACTATAATATCATCATTGGTGAATATGAAGTGATTATAATTTAATTTTGCCAATTCATTAAAACAATCTTTGGTCATTGGAAGTGTTTTCTTAGATTCACCAGAAATATAATTCTTACTACTGCTGGTAAGACATCTGAGCAGCTTGAATTGATCATGATTACGAAATTTTAAACTTTCATCAGTAAATTGAATATTATACAAATCCAGAACATCACTGAATTTGTTTTTTAATTTTAAGAAAGATTCTATGGCTAAATCAGTCCTGCTACTATCACTGAACAAATTTACACCAAAAGCTATTTTTTTATTTGGCTGCATACACCTTCACACTGCCTTTGAGACTTGTTAAATTACTGCCACCACTATAACTTATGGCTGAAGATAGATCCTGTTTTATTTCTTCTAATTTTTCAACATAAGTCATTGAATTCTGAGGTATCTTCTTCAATGTACCTTCGATATGTCTTTGATAGTAATTGTTGTGTTCAGATGCAGATCCATAATACAGCTTGTAAGTTTGACCGGTGGTATCTTTAACAATTTCAGAAGGACTATCTATACACACTGCAAATAATGATCCACACATCACCATATCTGCACCAGCAACTATGGCCTTGGCTATGTCGCCATTGCTCTTGATACCACCATCTGCAATTATAGGAATGCCGATATTTTCTTCATAGATATCTCTCACACATGTAAACATGGGCACTGTAAAACCAGTTTTATCTTTGGTTATACAAGCATTGCCTTGTCCTATGCCTACTTTGACTGCATCTGCACCTGCGCTCTTCAAATCAAATGCAGCTGCGGCAGTGGCTATATTCCCTGCAATAATAAAAGCGTTAGGCATTTTACTTTTAATATATTCAACCATCTTCATGGTTTGTAGAGAATGACCATGGGCAACATCCACCGTAATATATTCTATATCTAAATCTTTTACCCCATCAATCAAACACCTATCCTCTTCCTTTATGCCAACGCTAATGGATACATAATAATTCTCGCTTATGGCATTTCTAATAAAAACTTTACTATCATCAAATCTGTGCATAACATAAAAATACTTCTGATAAGCCAGCGTCTGCGCTAAAGAAGAATCAATGGTGCATCTCATGTTTGAAGGCAGCACTGGTAGAGCAAAAGTATGCTTACCAAGTGTAACTGAAGTATCTGCGTCTGATCTGGATGGGAGTATGCCCTTCTGTGGTATCAAGCAGATGTCTGAATAATGATAAGCTGTGCTAGGTTTTATTAGCATATTTTCTGTGAATCTCTTTCATTATTTTCTTAACTTCATCTGTAGTGGAATCTGGCACACAGCCCTGCCAAGCAGGCAGATAGCCATGTTTTTGCCTGAATTTCTCAACACCACTCTTAATATTATCCATCCAATCCTTTCTATGTTTAATGGAACTGCTCTTCTCAGAGCATTCTATTTCATCGAGATAGTCCATGCTGTTAGCAATATCTGGAAAATTCCAATATGGTGTGGAGTACCCTGCTTTGTGGATTCTGTAATCGTGATCCACATGTTCAAAGGCATTGGTATACTCTTCATCTATCAGGCCCACATCCTGTAACACTTCCTTGGTATAGTAACAAAATGCCCCCACGCTATGCATGTTGATTGCCACCTTCACATCACCATAATCAACAATGAACCGCGGTACCGGCTTACCACCTGATATTCCGTTCTTATTTGCCGGTCCATGGTAACCAAAGCAAAAATGCTGTATACCGGTAACTTTTCTTGCCCTAATGTATTCATCAAACACTGAGGGATCTTTGACTACTATGTCATCTTCTATTATAAAAATATCTGTGCAGCCTTTGTTGATGAGGTGCCTGAACAATACATTCTTTGATTTGCCCACACCTAAATTCTTTTCATTCTGTATCAAATCGTATGTATTCTTACGGCTAAATCTTTTAACAATGTTTTTAGGTATATTGTCACCATCATTAACTACAACCAGCTCAACACATTCAGGCATGCTATTGAGACATTTAACCAGGAATTCTGGCCTGTTACATGTTACTATGCCAACACCAATCACGCAGCTATTTTAATATACAATATACATATTGCAACATTATGGAGCTGTATAAATAAGGTATGGCCGTTTATAATAATGTAAATATAAAGGATCTAAATCAAATAGAAGAAATTACCAATGGTAACTTTCTCATTGTAGAGAATGAACAAGGGACTAACGTTATTGATTTTATTGATTTTGTTTTAGGTCCAAATAATGTTAGTTTTTACAGCAGTCTTGAAACTCTGAGTACTAACGTCAATAATCTAAGCTCTCAAGCCACTACAGACAAGACTCAGGCAAATACAGATTTGGTTACTGCCAGTGGCAATATAATGGCCAGAACCCCCAGCATCACACTCACCACTTCCACCACACCCATTGCCAATAGTTACAATATCTTCTGCTACAAAGGCAATACTACAGTGACCTCCACTGCCTCTATAGGTGCACTGACCAAGCCCAGCAATGCTATTATTACTCAGTCAGACATCAATCTCATGATGACCAGTGTGCCCGGAAATTCTGGTGCGCAATTCTATATATCTTCTATTACAAATGGTGGTGCTGGTAATTCTAGCTTCAGTTTTGTTATTAGCTGCACAACATCTCTTGCCTCCCCTGTTACCATTTATTATACTATCTGTACGCCTTATTAATTCTTTGCGTGGAAGAACAATGCTTTAGCAATGCTCTGCATTATCCCCTTGTCTGTAAGTCCCTGTTCTTTCAACCTCTTGTACTCCTGTTTAAAGGCATGGATGAATTGAGGTGACAGATTAAAATTCTTTGAACGGGGGTAAAACAATCTGTTTGTAACTTTTATGGAAGAAAAGTTTTCATAGAGTTTACTGAATTCTCTATTAAAGCTCATACATTATTTATTGGGATCAATGATGGGTAATTGCGTGTCTTGTTTAATTTGACCGTGTTGTTCGTTGATGAGAGATTTCATTTTCAGCAATTCATCAAAATTGACTATGCTCTGTTCTTCCCCATACATGGTGCCCTCTGCAGTAACATAGAGAGCAACCTGTGCCATTCTCTCCTCTGTATTGCCATGAATCTCAATAACTGCTGGGCTGTCACCATGCGGAAAAATGGGTGATTTCCCAGTGGAAAGCTGTCTGGAGATAGCTTTGAATATATTATCAGTTTCCGAAATATATACTGGGTCTGATTCTCTCTTGCCATTGCTTTCCGCAGGACCCATCAAATCCCTGGTACACAGAAAAATAATATCCAACGCTTTCATACTTTCACCGACAATCTCCATGCAATCAGTTACAAACTTCTCATTGAAGCCTTTGATACCTTTCTCATAAGCCCACAATGTGTAAACGAGATTATCCAGGGGGCATCTGTCGTAAGCAATGTTATCATGCAATGTGAAGCCCTTTTGCGCATTACACATGAATTCCAGAATATTTTTTTGAGTTTTTTTATCAGTGTGCTTGCTGTGTTTATTGCCTCTTATCAGATGTCTGTAGTCAGATTGCAGTGTTTTATAATTTGGCCATTTCTCTAGAAATGCTTTGAATGTAGTTGTCTTGCCTGTGCTTGCAGCCCCGCTAAAAGATATCCTCATAACTTAATTATATGTTTTGTTGCTCTAAATCAAGACTTATTATTTGTTATCTTGTTCTTTCATTCTTTCTTTGAAAGATTTGATCTGTTTTTTGGTCTCATCTCTGGTTTCTCGGGTAGTTCTTTCTTTCTGTTCGGCATCATTATGCTTTTGGACACTAAGCTGCTGAAACAAAGGCATTGGTCCTGCCGAACTATCCACATCAGTCTCTTCTTTATTTTTGGCATACAGCTGCATGGTTTTATCAGGGGTAGAATAATCCTTGGCACCAGGTGTATATCTACCCAGGGGTTCCTCTTTGGTTGCTCCAGCAGATCCCTGGTACAGAGGAGCAAACCTCACACCTGCAGGCTTGCTACCTGCAGGTACTCTTACAGGTGGCTGCATCACTGGAGGCAAGTTAGTTGAAACTGGAGCAGATATTGGAATTGGTTGCACCTCGTAATTATATGCAGGTATTTGACCTGGTTGTTGTTTGGCTGGCTTATATGTGGGTGAAACATCGCTCGTGCCACCTCCCTGTGTGGGTTCGTTCATGGGTCCATAACCTGCAGCAATATTCTTACCCAATCTTACCTTTGCCTGTGAAGGTGTAATTAGGCCCCTGCCTACACCGGATATGCCCGGGCTAGGTGGAGCTATTACATTACCCTTGACACCAGTAATGCCATAATAGTTGCCTGTAGATTTTCCGTAAATACTCTGTGCAGCTCTGGAGAGACCAGATGATGCTGGATCTGGTTTAAATTGTGATTGCGATTTCATTGCTTTGCCTGCTACTTGTGGCAATGTCTCTGGCCCGGGTTGATCTGCCATTTTTTGGATATTCTTCGCGTATAAGGCCTCCTCATAATTCTTCAAATCATATTCACTCAATTCCGTTTTTTTATTTAAATTCATCAATTCTCTTTCTTCAGGTATAGTTAAACCTTTATCCGTTTTCTTGCGTACCAGTTCGTTATGCCGTATAAGCTTGTCACCGTCCATCTTACCTGCAAGTTTATTCTCGTATGCTTTAATTGTGTTATCAAGCAGAGTAGGATTCTCAAAATAATCTGGAAGAGATGGCATTTGGTCCACTCTCTTTGCATATTCAGGATTCTTTAAAAAATAATTTTTTATAGTTGCTGAAGCTTCAGGTTCTATTAAATTATGCTTAGAGGCAAAATCAATAATACCTGTGAGCTGTTGAGGATTCTTTTTAAAATGATCTTCAGTAGTGCGGGCAATTATTCCCATCTCTTTCACCGCTTCTTCAGATATTCCTTTTGATAGCTGTTGCCTTGCAAGCCTTGCACCAGCTTTGCCAGTGTATTGCACAAGCCCCCCTATGCCACCGACTAATAGTCCCACATTAGGCAGAGAGGAATAAACACACAGTACAAATATTAAGAATGATAACCAGAAATTATTTTCTTGTTTGTTAGACATCTTTGAAAATTCATCATACATTTTACCTGCTGCAACCAAAGTATCTTTATAACTCAATACACCAGTTGGGTCTAATACTTTTGCGAATTCAATAAAAAATTCTTCCAGACCGCTAATATTGAACTCTGGATTGTCCATGCCCGGCACAGGCAATTCCAGCTTTCCCTTTTGTGCAGGGTTTAAAGATTGCAGTGTTGCTGCACCACTGGCCAGATTTGAACCTATGCCAGGTGCAGCTGCACCGGTGCTAAGTGAGGCTTCTGTAGCTAGTTTTAATAGTTCATTAAAAGTCATTAGTATCCTCTGCCTGAAAGGTAAGCTCTTCTTCTGTTAAAATCTGCCAACACATTGCCTGTGTTAGCGAGCGGTGCTTGACCAGCTTCTTTTTGAGCATAAGCCTGATTTCTTGTGGGGTACACAGGCTGCTGTGTGCCAGTCAGTGGACCTGATTTTGGAGCATAGGTGGCCGCGCTACCAGGTCCAGGTTTGAAGGTATTTGCAAAAGGATTCAAATTAATATTTTGATTTTGCGTATTTTGTACAGGCACTACAGGTTGACCGGTGAAAGGATTCAACTGCTGCTGCGATAGTGGTTGTGAGGGAGTGAGCGGCACAGCCCCAGGAACATTTTTGGATGGTGTCAGTGGCTGTGGGGTTTGTGTAGAATTTTGTGCTGTTGGGTTGAAGGCTTGTGCTGGTGGTGCAGGCTGCTGGGTTGTTGGTGGTGTGCTAGCTTGTTGTTGTGTTTTGTTCTGTGGATAGTAATTTGAAGGAGACGGAAACTGCAACTTCCATTCATTTGGTCCATTTATTTTTGCCACCTTACCCAAGTAGCTGCTAAATGCTGTGTTCAAATCATCAACCAACCCTTGTGTTGAATATTGATTATTTTTAATTGCATTCTCTATCTCTGATTTATAACCTACAATGAATTGATTAATATTTTCCTGTGCAGCAACAAACACTTCATCTATAGCCTCGGCTTGATCCTTCTCAGTCATGTCAATTTTTGTAGCTATGTCCATGAGAGTGTCTCTAAAAATTTCTGATTTTTTGGATAGTTTCTCCATAAATTTTTGTCTATCGAAATTATTAGCAGCTTCAGTTAGAACATGTTCTCTGTATAATGAGTAAATTGTCTTAGAGGTAGATGTGTTCATACTATATTTATTTAATTTGATTTAATTTATCTATAAACTCTTGTGTGCTTTTATGTTTGTATGTTTTAACTGGTTGCACTGTAACTGGTTCTGGCTCATTTTGTTGCACTGGTACTTCATCTGGTTCAGGTGAAGGTTGTGTAATACCATCCTCTTGCGGGGTAAATGCCATGGCCTTGGGAGCATTTGTATCCGAGAGTGAGGCTTGTTGTAGTACATCTGCAGGTTCTGCTGGCTGCTGTGGTGTTTGCTCTGGTTGTTCACTTTGCTGCACTGGTGGTTGACTCTCTGGACCAACAGATATTTCTCCAGTGTCAAATCTCAAAGGATATGAACCACCATTATTATTAACAAGATATTTTAATTTTTCATAAAAATCTTTCTGTACATCACCGCCACCTTGTATGCCAATGCACCCCATTGTGCCGCGTGAACCACCATCAGGGTGTATCATTATGCCGTCTCTGGGACCTCCACGTGGGTTATCACCTGTGGGTATGTTTTGAACTCTAGAATCAGGTATCTCTGTTGACCCGCTGGCACTGGCCACAGGAAATTTGTATGCAACATTGTCAATGGACATGGCTTTGAATTGATCTGGTCTAACTCGTTGCGGTGCTTGAATCATGTATTCACCCGATGGAATATATCCTCTACCATAACCACCATTCACATAACTATAGGTACCCAACACCGAACCGTCCAAATCTCTTAATTGCAACACACCCACCTTGGCCGCACTTGGACCACTGCCAGTGATGGAATTGGTCTTACCAACAGCAAAATTTTCTACAAATCTAGAGAACGTAACCACATATTATTTATGCGGTTAAACCTTAAGAGCTTTATCCCAAATAATTAATTGCAATCGTGGGCTAAACTTAAACCCATGATTCTTGCAGATATCTGCTATAACTGGAGCAACGTCAATGTGCTCCTTTCTGCTACCGCAACAAGGCATGAGCCACACCCTATGAGGTGGTATTAATACATCTGGATCATTGATATATCTCTCAAAAATTTCGTCCATATCCTTCTGTGAACTCACAACAAACTTGAAGCCTGAATTGTTTTCAACATGCCATCTCAGAACAGCTGGCTTGTATCTCTTCTCCACTGGATCCCCATTATTGGAGAGTTTAGGTGAAGTAGTATACGTCACCTTGTAAGCCTTCCAGGCATCATCAGGTTGAATGGTTGCATTGGTTTCAAAATCTATGTGTGGTATGAAGCCATTTCTTTTGACAAAATCTCTCACCAGATCCAATAATGCCTTCTGCTGAATCAAGGGCTCCCCACCAGTTATTTTCCATATTGCACCATTGCGAAGATGTTTTGTAAACCCTTCATCATCCATATGATCTAAAACTTCGCTACATGTCATTCTATTCTTAACAGACCAGCTGATAAAACTATCACAACCATTGGGTGAATCTGCTGATGCAAACCCCTTGCATGTTAAATTGCACATGGATAGTCTCATGAAGACAGACGGATGCCCTACATACTCACCTTCACCTTCAAGGGTATAGAATACTTTATCATCACTTAAGAAAATTATTGTCTCTTTGCTCATTGAATTATTATAATGTATGTGTATTATAATTCAATATGAAAAAGTGCATAGTGTATGACTGCACTGAACGTCCTGCAGGTGGGCTTGCTGATAGAATCAAAGGTCTAATATCTTGCTTTGCTTTGTCCAGATTACTGGACAGAGATTTTTTCATCAATTGGACATACCCTTTCAATCTGCAATCTGCATTAGGGCATAATACATATAACTGGTTACCCAGACCTATTAGCGGATCACACAAGCAATATTTTGCCATGGATAATGATAACTATGTACATTTTAAAGATCAATTCAATCGCAACAATTCTGATAAGTTTTTTACAGAAGATATTAGCATCATTAAGACTAATATTAATTTTTTGGATCATCTGGGGCTTGAAGATAATTTTCAAGATTATTTCAATCAACTTTTTAAAGAGCCTGAACTACCATTTCTAACAGATGAAAATACTGTGGGGGTGTGTGCAAGATTTGGCGGTCAGCTTTCCAATTGGAGTGATTCTGACTTTAATAGAGATATTAGTTTCGACTATATGTTAGAGAGAATCACACACTTCATGCAAAATGCTCTAACAAACAATCTCTTTATTTGCACAGATAGCACCAAGTTCACTCAATTTATTAAAACAAAGATGAATGTTCTATGCACATCTAATGAAACAGAGCACATGGATAGACCAGGCTGCAGTTACAAGGGGTTCATAAAATCTTTTCAAGATTTCTTCCTTCTAAGAAGGTGTGGTACTATTATTTCTACCAAAGGTGGGTTTGCCCGTACTGCTGCACTATCTTCCGGTAAGAAAGTCACAGAAATCTGACATAGTCAAAATAAATAATAGTAGATGTCTAAGAAGGACAGACAGCTTAAAAAAGCTGCAAAAGCCAAAGACGAGAATGGTATCATTAGAAATGATATTTTTCTTAACTTTAAAATTGATCAAAAATTCCATTTAAATGATCACCATAAAGCTTTTGTTGAAAAAGCTATGGATGAATCATCGCAAATCTTGTTTTGTGATGGCCCAGCAGGTTCATCAAAAACGTATCTTGCAGTATATGTTGCGTTGAGTATGTTAAGGGACAAAAAGATAGATGAAATTTTATATATAAGAAGTATAGTGGAATCAGCTACTCGAAAACTTGGAAGTCTACCTGGTGAAGTTGATGATAAATTTAAACCATGGAGTATTCCACTCATAGAAAAATGTGATGAGCTAGTAGGCAAACAGATAACTGAAATGTTATTTCAAAGTGATTACCTCAAAAGTATTCCCGTGAATTTCTTGCGTGGATCAACATTCACCAATAATGTTGTTATAGTTGACGAGGCCCAAAACCTCGAACACAGTGAATTGGTTACCATTTTAACAAGATTTGGTAAAAATTGTAAGCTGTTTGTTATAGGTGATTCTCTGCAATCAGATATTCAAAAATCTGGCTTTGAGAGAATCATGAAAGCGTTTGATTCAGATCAGAGCAGGGAAAATGGCATCTGCACATTCCATTTCTCAGAGGAGGATATAACCAGGAGCAAGCTACTCAAATTTATAGTCAGAGTTATATCAAGCATCAAGACACCGATGGTGAATCACCACTAGCACCTCTAAAGATAGTAATTAACTCTCTAAGAGCCTCTTCAACACCAATGGTGTTTATTTGATTGGGTGAACTTGATGGTGATACATTGTCATTTGCATTAGCTATTTCAGCCAGCTTACCGAATATGTCCTGTTCAAGTTTCACTTGAATAGGGTCCCTCTCTCTCTTTATCATGCACCCCAGCTAGTACCACCAAAGGGATTTGCATAACCTGTGGTTACCTTTGGGGTTACTCTTGCAGCAGTATCTGTTGCAACTGGGCTGACAATGTTGTTACCGGCACCAGTAGTATTGACATTCTCAAGTATTGGAGAAATTGTTGTTGTAATAGTGTCGACTTTTTGGTGACTATCTTTTACATAACAATCCTTGTTGCTAATATCCCTTACGCTCTCAAAACTTACAATAGCAGAATTTTTATCATGTTCCCATACTTCAACTCTCTCTACCCAGCATCTATTGCTTGTGATACCTCTCACATGCCCATCCGCCACATCAAAACACCATTCTGCTGTTCTTTCAATACCCACACCCTTGGGCATTACTCTAAGATCTGCAGCTCCTGAAGCATGTAGAGCTTTGAATTGCTCTAATAGAGGATCATCAGCCGACACACAAAATGTATGATCAAACTGTTTCTCTAAAACTTGCTTAAGTTCCTTGAGGCCACCAAAATCTACAACCCAGTTTCTTTCATCCAGCCTGTCACAACCAAACCAGAATTTAGCTACCAATCTATAGCCATGTATAAACTTACAATGGCTGTCTGCTTTCCACTGTCTGAATGCGCAACTGCCTAGCTCAATAATCTTGGTGCTTTGATATAACATATCATTATGTTAATATACAGACAAGCAATATCAATTAGTTATTCTTGATTCTTAATACACTTGGCACAACCATCATACCCTCTATTTATTGGACATCAGTACAGCCTTCAAAACATCAAGTAATTTGTCTTTATCTACTGGTAGATCATTAAAATACTTCACAATAAATTCAGGATCATTAGTATTTTTTATTTGTTCCACCCCAGGTGTCCCTTCAGGCAAGTTCAACATGTCTAATATCTTTAATAATCTGTCCTTGTTGAATGTGGTATTCTCTATTTCACCAGTATTTTTCTTATCCACCATCTGCACAGGCTCTATTCCTGGATGTGTATTTAAAATATATACTTTCAATTCGTTGCCACACTCTTCTAGAACATAACCTTCAAAGCTATCACAGTGTTCAAATCCTTGATTGACAAGCTGTCTTGGGTCTACCTTAATCCTAATTCTCTTCAAACTAGATTTCTTAAACGTCTCTTCTATTGCTCTATCAACCTTCATTTTATATTTAATCTTGATTAAATTAGTTTCCTACTATAATATTGAATATGTTTAAGAACAAACTCGCATTTGCCAACCATAATATCCCACGTTCTCAAGAAGAAAAAGAGCAGATTATCGACAAAGCGTCCAAAGCTTATGAAGCTTACATGGATGCTTTAGGGTATGACTGGAGAAACGATCCAAATAGTGCCAACACACCCCTTAGAGTGGCCAAAGCATTTGTTGATGATTTCGCATGGGGATGTTATAGCGAACCACCGAAGATTACAGCATTTGATAATGTGGATGAGTATGATGGCATTGTTTCACAAACCAATATCAAATTAACTTCACTATGCTCACACCACCATGCACCTTTCATGGGGTTTGCCCATGTTGCATATATTCCTGCCAAGGACGGCAAAGTCATAGGTCTCAGCAAATTGAATCGTATTGTTGATTGGTTTTCTCGCAGACCACAAGTTCAAGAGAATCTTACAATGCAAGTTCACAAGTATATTGATGAGGTGTGTGTCAAAAACAAGGGTGTTGCAGTGATGATAGAAGCAGCTCATACATGTTGTTCCAACAGAGGCATTCGTCATGATTCAACCATGAGAACCGCTAGAATGTCTGGAGCATTCTTGGATGATAAAGACAATTCTAGAAGTGAATTCTATAAATTCATTGAATTTGCGCAAAATAGAAAATTAATTTAATTGTAAGGATTATTAGTCACCGTCATTATTAATCTTGACGTTAACTATTCCACCATTGAGTTTAATGAAATCCTCACCAATCAAAACTGGATAGTCGTTTTGCGATCTATCTGCTATACTAAACTTGACTCCATTGAATTGCTTGCTGCCTATGCCACAGTCCAACTCAACAACAGGCCTCTTTTCAACATTGCCACTACCTATGTGAATGGGTATATGCTCAACTATTGGCAGAGTTAAAATTTTATCTTTAACGGTCTTGAAGGTAACATTGCCGTTTTCTTCCTTTTCAATTAAGCCGTGAAGCACATTATAGGCACTGTTGCCTGTGTCTATTTTGGCTTGAACAAAACCAACATGCTGAATAGTCATACCTTCAGTAAGACCTAGAATCTGTTCATTAACAAAAGTTTTGTAAGGCCTCACATATATATTTAATGGAGCATAAATAATAAGTGAACAGAAAATCTGATTTAATCAACATAAAAGAGGCTTACGACCAAATCAATGAAACTAGCTTGGGGTTAAGTCCTGCAATAGATCAGAACGTCAGCCCATCCTCTTTTGGACAGGTAAATGTCAAAGTACAGAAGGTTCCAGCTAAAGCTGAAGAAAGTGAGAACATAACTATGGATAACCCTGCAGGTATTGTGGATGTACCAGGACCAGACACAGAAGAAACTAGCATGGCCAAGAGTGAACTATATAAAATTCATAATTATAGCAAGAAATTACATGATATAATTGAACGCACACCTGATCTTGAGCCCTGGGTATTCAGTAAAATTACTCTTGCTGGTGATTATTTGGACAGCATCTTACACTACTTAGAATACAAAGATTTTGAGAGCAAAGGTAAATTTCAAGGTCAACATGATGACCATGAATATAAAGTAGTCAGTAAAATACGTGATCTGTTGACTGGTGAAAATAAAGATACTATTCAGAAGGCTATACGCGAAGCAATATTTCAATTAGAACTTAGAGACTAAATCTGCCCTCTTTTTCCCACCTACCTGTCTGTTCATCTTGGTAAAGTCTAACCTGTCCACTATTTTCACGTGATTGGTTCCTACAAAGAGTACATATCCTTCGTCTTTGGTTTTGACCAGAGTACCATCAGGCATCTGCACAAATGTTCGTCCTATCTTAGAATCTAAGCTAGATAAAATATTTAAAATAATATACTTTATAACTGCCATATGGAAAGTTGCCTCTATCAAGCTCTTAAAGCTTTCTTGATTTTCTTTAATAAATGTTAATATGGAATTAAGCTTGGACTGAATATTTTTTCTACCAGATTCCGTTTTTTTGGTTTGACCTTCTTTCTCGAAGCGATGCTTTAAGAACGATACAAATCCTTCCATAAATTCTTTCAAATCTAAATCCCCACCCTTCATTGCAGATGTGAAGATACTTGATGCTGGGTTGTCAACCTGCTTGTTCAGATATATCTTGAGCAACGACAGCGCCGGGCTTTTGATGTATTCTTTATTAAAATTAGAATTAATCAAATCTATCTTAGATTTAGCCTGCATTAAATTGTTTGCTATTTTTTCAAAAGTAATATCGGGAATATTGTAACTAACAGCGCCATAGTTGCTACTCTCTATGAAAACATTAGCCCTTTTACCAGATTCAATAATAGAATCTACATTTCTTCCTGCGGAAGTAAGCTTTATTGTTTGATCTGGTGCTACACCTGATACTGCAGGCAATATGGTCGAATTTACTGCTATGGGTTTAAAAGATTCATGCACAATGACCCCTACAGACGATTCAATAATTCTCTTGCTTAAATCAGAATCTGTGTCCATTGGTACTGCATATACTATTGTATTAGGCTTAAACACAATAAAATTTTCTCCATTTATAGTTGTCTGTTTCTTATCCTCCATGGAGGAATACAATACATCTGCTTGATACGTATTGCCTGATCCATCGTATGCTGATTTAAGATTTACTAGCAAATTTTTAAGCTTGTTAGCCAGAGTCTGTTCACCAGAATAAAAGGTATCCACCTCTTCATTACTGTGCATTATTTTTGGATTTTTTTCACTCAAACCACTTTTCAGAGAGATAAAAAATTTGTTAAAATGGGCCTTTCTCGGATCAACACCAAACAATATCATGGGGCTACCGTCTATTTTTGCATTAATTTCGGTATTAGTTTCATACCCCTTAATCTTGTTCACCAAGTTAGAAATCTGCTCCATAAATTCAACAAATCCTTCCTTGCCCTTTTCAATAGCCAAATCTTCCAAGTGAGACAAATGAGTCTTAATATGTGAAGTGTCTTCAAGTACAACATTGGTTGTTGTGAAGTCTTTGTAGGATATCATGTTTGCAGAGCTCCAAATATTGCTTTTAATTTATCATCACCTATGTTAGGCATTGACGCTTTAAATCTATCAAAGTTATCAGTCACAATGCTTTTTCTAACATCAGTAGCTGAGGCCAGTCTCTTCACTTCTCCTTTATCAATACTTTTAACATTTTTACCTACATAAATATCAGAAGTCTTAGGATTAAAAAACGCATTATATCTGCCAAAATCTTCCTCACTAGCATATAGCTTGATAGCGAATATTGCTGATTGTTTCAATAAGTTGTCTGCAATTGTTTTGGATTCAGGCAAGGGCGCTGGAGATCTCTTTGTTGGTGAATAAGAACTATTATTAAGAATGTCTACTATCTGATACACTGCTGCCACAGGTGATCCTGATATTATATGAATCTCTAAATTATTTAAATTCATAGACTGTTTGAATTGTGTCCAAACCATCATAGATTTCTCCGGATTAATGCCTTCACGCTCTTCGCCGGAAATAAGAACTATAACCTTTTGATTGTTTTTCAACGCATCGACCACAGTTTGCAGATGTCCTTTATGTGGTGGTTTAAATGCGCCGGGAAACAGACCTAATGTCAGAGTGTTTGTATTTTCAAAGAAAATTTTAAACGTTTTCACTTTTTAATGCTATCTTAAGTCCTTTCTGGGTAAAGCTATCTATAACCATATAGTCCTTCAGTAGAGCCCTGGGAATATACTTATACTTTGTCTCAAAAACTGCAAAGAACCCAACAACCTCTGGAGGGAATATATTTGCAACCTCACTTTGCCGCAACTGATCAATGCTGTTAAACACACCACCCAGGTCAAGTCTCTCTAATTTCTGAAGGAAGGTATTAATGGTAATGCAATTGGACCCCCTATCAGATAAGCATGCTTTGCTGATTAATTTCCTATCCAAGGACTCAGCTTCTTTCTCTATTTCTTTACTAAATTTCTCATCATCCTTTTTCAAATATAATCCTTTGAGAGTGCTTTGCAGGTTTTTAACACGATTAATTTCATTGTCTAAATTTGCTTGATTTTGATCCTGTAGAGCCAATTGTTTGAGCGCATTTAAAATCTGTGGTATGGTGTAAACCAAGTAAGTGGCTCGCTTTTTATTTCTAGTAAATAAATTAGGATTTATCTCTTGACCATGAAACAGAGTTTTAGGAAATTCCGTTATACCTTTGTCCTCGCCTATGGTTACATCAAAAATAGCATCAATGTAATTCTCTAGATTCCATCCTGGCGGTATATCATTAGTAGTAGATATGTTTTTAATCAAATTGTCATTTAAAACTTTCTTAGAGTCATTATCCAGCGATGAATATGTTTGAAGCAGAATAATGAGCAAATCCTTTACCTGGGATAGTATCATGCCTGTGGTGTGCTTGCCTTCAGCACCTATTCTCACACTGCCTCTATACTTTCCGTTTTTAGCAAGCTTAAATTCCTTAACTTCAAAATTTCCTTGTTCTGATACAACATCAAAAGATTCATTCTGGCCTGCAATAAAGGTGCCCAATCTTTCTGTATATCTATTATCTGGCTCTTTCTTCATTTGTGGGTGAAAGAGAGAAGCTACCTTTCTTTCACCATTTCCTTCACCTACATGAGGTGTGAAGCTTTTTGTATTGAACGGTACCCCTGCAGAAGCTACTGGCCAGCTGGCTTCATGTACGCTGTCTAAAGAGAAAGGAACTTTTATTTTATTAATTGTTTGAGGCTTTACTTCTGTAGTATCATCCTGTTGTACTCCGTCGCTGTCTACAGGTTCTATTGCTGTTTGCACAGGCTCTTGAGGCACTTCTACTGGTTGTCCAACTTGTTCATTGTACACATCTTGTCTGGGGAGAACTGGTATTTTTCTACCATAAGTTTGACTCAGGTAAATGTCTTTTAAACTCTTGTATGCCACAAGTTATTTATTATACTTTAGTCTCTACATCAATTGTATTTGAGTACTTCTTCATTATGTTGATGATAGAGTTAAGAACTTCTGAAGCATTCTTTTCATTTATCTCTGGCAAGTCTTTTAATAATTTTTCATCTATATCACCCGGGTTCATAAAAAGAGCTTTGCGCAGCAATCTAACTAAAAATACTTCACCCTCAGCTGTTAATGGCTGCTTTTCTGTCTCTATTCTTGGAGGAGTCTGAAGATCTGTTGGCATAGCCCCAGGCATTGCTTCTGGTGGCAGCCCATTAAGATCCGCTGGCACCTGCTCAAGCAAATCAACATATTTTTGTTTGAGTAAATTATAGAATTTCATTAAACTGGATTGATAGTAGTAGGTGAGTTGGATGATGGCGACGTGGGTGCAGTCACCGATTGAGTTGAAGGTGTTTTGGTCTTGTTAAGACCGTCTTGGGCTTTCTTAATTAACAAATCAAGAGTAGAGGAGATGAGGTTGTTAAGCTTAGATCTCTTGTCAACATTAGCTGCAACTTCTATTTTTTGCTTATCCATACCAGGAATTCCTGCACCTATATTCAAATCAGCACCTGTATCGACATCCTCTTTAAAGGTATAATCGCTGGGCACTTGCAAGCTATATTTTTTATATTGTTTTACGAGAAGAGTATCGAACTTCATATGTTATTTATGTTAGAAAGATGCCTAACTTTATTGAGTTTTTGCTATAATCCAACTTATAGATACCATATTTGTTGAGTAATTCAATGAACTTGGAAGGACTATTCTTGGTCGGCTCTAGTGTCTTATGAAGCAAATACAGTCTTTCTTCCTTACCTCTACCAGAGTTACTATTCAGAAGTTCGCTATACTCGTCAAAATTAATGACCCTTTCAATTATTTTGACATTAAGCATCAGGCATAATTTTCTATAAATTTTTAAATTACTTCCAAGAAGATCATTCTTTAATCTTGTACTATCCACGTAAAATGCTAATATTTTACTCATTTTTTTAGACTTCGCCGCAATCAAAAATTCCACAAATCTATAAATAGCAAATTTGTTAACAATATTGGCCTTGGTTAAAGAGTACTTGTGTGTATCAGCCTCTATCAGCGGCTCAACCAGCTCATAGAATGAACCTACCAAATCTCTAAGTTCAATATTTTTAAATATTAAAACTTTCTTCACGCTCATATTCTATAATGACTATCTATAAATTCAATAAGGTTTTAGGCGGTCGACCAATGCGTACATTTAGTATGCCGTTGTAATAATCATCTCTCAAAATTACCTCTCTCAATAATTGTTCTTTTATCTCAAAATATCCCAACTCCCACTTACTGCCGCATAGTTTTAAGATTTTAAAGATGAATTTATCTTTACCATGTTTTTTAATGTCTTCATTGAGCTCATTAGATGAACTAGTGTATTGCTTCCAATCCGATTCTTTTATTGCAATTCTCTTATTGGTTCTACCTTTGAGAGGGGCCTTTCTAATCTTAGAGACACACTGTTTTTTGCCTATATATTTTCTGTTGTTAACAGTGTTGGTTATTTCATATATGAAACCAAAAGGTTGCTCTTTGAATTCAATACCATCTAATAAAATCCAATGCCCTATGTCCATCAATTATTTAACTACATACCAGCAAGAGTTCTACGTTGAATAGGGAATTTAGTTTTATTTTTTTTGCCTTTGATTCTCGTTGACCCAATTATGTAAGGTATTCTGGCATCACCTGGGGCATAAAAATCCTTATTACCCACACTGCCGCCATGACCCATACTAGGAGCATCTCCAAATACACCCCCTGCACCTGCAGCGTTGAGTTCTGTAATATATTGTTTAAAGCTTTTCATTAATTGATTTATCTAGAGTATATGTTATATTTATGTGGTGACATTGCTTGAAAAGTATATATCTGAACTAGAGGCTGATGTGGCGCTAGATGAACTGAACTTGAAAGAGAGTGCCTTGATGCTTCCTGCAAGAAAGGCCAAGTGGGTGTCCAGATTAATGAAAGAAAAATCCGCATTAAACGAGCTACAAAAAGAGAGAGACTCGTTGGTTTGTAGAGTGGGCGAGGAAATAAGAAAAGAATCACCAGTTAAGCTCACACCTTTAATTTGTGAGAAGACAGCAGAAAGGCATGAAGCTGTAGTAGAGGTGGTTAAACAAATAGGTGATAAGAGAATAGTAGTTGAGTTTTTAGAAAAAGTTGAAAGAACTATGCATAGCATAGGTTTTGATATCAAGAACTTAGTGGAAATTATTAAGATGGAGACCACATAATGATTCTGTTTGAGTATAATAAGAATAAAGGTCTTGGCATTTTAAAGACTGAGCATTTATCTGAGATAAGAGAACACTTTTCTACACCAAACGAAGGTGCAAGATTTGCCAGGATGAGAGGCCGCTTCATACCTTCGCGCACATATGCCATTACCCCTACCGGTCAGTTTGATCCATGTTTGTTTTACGAGATAATTAAATTCTTAGTAAAAAATGAATACTGCCAACAATCCGATATAAAAACATCCAGTGAATTTGCCTCACATGTAATACCATCACACATCTATAAAAATAATATTAGCTTCACAAATACACCCTATGATAACATGTCATTAAAATTGAGAGATTATCAAAAGGAGATAGTTTACCAGTGTCTTGATAAAGGGAGAGGAGTCACTGTTCTCGCGACTGCAGGTGGTAAAACACTGGTAATGGCATCTCTCCTATCCAATTTTTTTATGCTCAATAATCAGTTTAAATGTTTATTAATAGTACCTGATCTCGGATTAGTAAACCAGACGTTCAATGATTTTGCACAATATGGTGTTCCTTTTTTCTTTAATAAATGGACTGGCTCTGATAAGCTCAACGCAAATGCAAACGTTGTCATAGCTAATTTGGGAATCATACTATCTGAAAAATCAGATTTATCCTGGTTAGAAGGAATTAATGTCTTAATATTTGATGAGATACATAAAGCTAGAAGAGGCAATCAAATCAATAAGATACTCAAACAATTAAATACACCAATAAGATTTGGCTTCACCGGTACCATGCCAGAAGATAAATTGGATCAATGGAACATAATAGGTAAAATTGGTCCCATTATATATGAGAAGTCTAGCTTTGAATTGAGAAAAGAAAATTTTGTAACTAGTGTGATATGTAACATCTTAGAGATCTCCTATAATGATAAACCCAAGTATGTGGAGACACTAAATCCAACAGAGCGATATAGGACAGAACTGGAGTTCTTATTTGAAAATAAATTTCGAAATAATTTGATGTGCACGCTTGCTAATAACGCTACTAATAATGTCTTAATATTGGTGGATTACATCAAACATGGTGAGGCCATCTATAAATATCTTTCAGAACATGCTACTCGTAAAAAAATATTCTTTATTCAAGGCAGTGTCGAAGTTGAAGATAGAGAGCAGATCAAAGGTTTAATGGAGAAGGAATCTAACGTAGTAGCCATTGCAATTAGTAAGATTTTTAGTACAGGTATTAATGTTAAAAATTTACATTATATCTTCTTTGCAGCAGGTGGAAAAGCCAAAGTTAAGGTTATTCAGAGCATAGGAAGAGGATTGAGACTGCACGAAAATAAGAGCAAGCTACAAATTTTTGACTTTGCAGATCAACTCACCTATGGACGTCGACATGAAATTAAAAGACAAACACTTTATGATCAAGAAACCATCCCGTATAAAATCACCGAAATCAGAGAAAAATAAAGAGGCAGTAGTACTGCCTGCAGAGTTGCAGCTTGAAAAGGTTGCACTGCAGACTCTGGAAAAAGGTATTAAGAATGAAGCTAAGACGCGTAAAAAGCTCAAACCTTCAGAGAAGCCTCACTATGTAAACAGTAAGGAATTTGAAGATGGTATCAGAGGCTTTTATAAGAGCGGGGTGATGACAGAGTATCTGGCCGATAGTATCAGGCGCATTGCCTATGGTCTTTCTTTTGCTCCTAATTTTATAAATTATAGCTATAAAGATGAAATGATTGGGGATGCTGTTGTAAAGATGTACCAAGCGTTGAAATATCAAAAATTTCATATAGACAAAGGGTTCAGCCCTTTCAGCTATTTCACAACCATTGCCTTCCATGCATTCATCAGCCGTATCAAGAAGGAAAAGAAGTACCATCAACTCATAGTTGACTACAGAGAGAGACATTATGATGACCTGATAAACGCTAATGAGGATGCAAGTGGTGTTAGAATTTGCTCTGATTTTGGTAACGGTGGAGATCTAGATAATAGCCACTATAATCAAAGTAATGCTTAAAGACTGCAAAGTAGCTATCTTCTCTGATCTTCATCTAGGTGTCCATACCAATAGTTCCACCTGGCACGATATATCACTGGAATGGGCTCAATGGTATACAGCGCAGCTGAAGAGCAGAAACATTACAGATATTATATTTTGCGGTGACTTCTTTCACAACAGGAGTGAAATTACTGTCAATACACTGCATCATGCAAGTAAGATTCTGCAACTGTTTGATGACTTTAGACTGATAATGATCACAGGTAATCATGATTCCTTCTTCAGACATAACAGCAAAGTTAACAGTATCAGCATTTTTAACGGTCGTAAGAACATAGAAGTAATACAAGAGCCTAAGGTGTTGCAAGTGTGTGGTAGGGAGATGTATTTCGCTCCCTGGGGAACTGATGTTAATGAAATTCATAGCTGTGACATAGTTTTCGGTCACTTTGAAATTGAAAGCTTCAAGATGAACACATACAAAATCTGTGATCATGGTACAAAGCCAGATGATCTCTTTAAACACTCACCGTTAATTGTTTCTGGTCACTTTCATTTGAGAGAAGAGAGAAAATATGGCAAAAACACTATTCTGTATGTAGGGTGTCCTTTTGAGTTAGATTTTGGTGATGTAGACTCAGTAAAAGGATTTTATATACTAGACCTCAAGACCATGTTGTTTGAATTCATTGAAAACAATTTTTCTCCTAAGCATAAGAAAATTAAGCTCTCTGAATTAATTAAAATTGATAATTTTGACCGCAAAGGTAAAGATATTCTAGGGAATAATATTATTAAACTTGTTGTAGATAGAAACATTGATTCCACAGATTTGGATAAACTTTCAGTCAAATTAAATTCATTCAAGCCAGTAACACTCACTGTGGATCATTCGGCAAATTTTGATAAGTTTGATCTAGGCCAAGAAAAAATAGATTTGAGTGGTGTGAACATACCTCAAGCTATATCAGAATTTATAGACATGCTAGATATTCAAAATAAAAAAGATGTTGTTGACTATACTGTCTCGCTGTATAATAATTGCAAATGAAAAGCGTAATCTTTAATACACTTAAAGCTAAAAACTTTCTAAGCGTTGGCGATAAAATGGTAGAAGTTACATTCACACCAGGGCTAAATGCAATAACTGGTATCAATAGAGATCAAACCGATAGAAGAAATGGCGTTGGGAAGAGCACAATAACTGACGCCCTCCACTTTGCATTGTTTGGTAGCACCATAAGAGAGCTTAAAAAAGAACATATTATAAATTATTCTACAAACAGAACATGCGAGGTGTCATTGTCCTTTAATATTCGCACTGGTGAAAAGGTAGATGAATTTGAAGTTGTAAGAACCCTAGAACCAAGCAAATGCATTTTATACCAGAATCAAATTGATGTTACTCGTGATAGTATATCAAGCACTACTGATTATATCTCACAACTAATACAATGTAGCTCAGAGGTATTTCAGAATTGTGTTGTCATGACTGTTAATAATACTACACCGTTCATGGCAAAGAAAAAGATAGAAAAGAGAAAGTTTATTGAGGGTATCTTCAATCTGGAAGTATTTAGCAAGATGCTTAACATGATCAGAGATGAATTAAACACCACTAAGAAAGAACTTGAAGCGAATCTAGCAAGAGAGGAAGAAATAAAAAATATGCTAGACAATTTAATCAAGCAAAAGGAAAAAACAAAGAAAGACTTTGAATTTAGAAGATCACAATTAAACATAAGACAGAAAGAACTGCATAAAGAGAAAGAGGCAACTCTAGATTTTACAAACAACTATGCACCTATTAATGTGTCTGAAATAGAAGCTAATATTGTAAAGTTAAATGTTAAGCTTGAAGATTGTGATGATAAGCTTAGAGAATATTCTAAAGTTATTGCATCTCTAGAAACCAAGAATGAATTTGCCATTGCAACTTCATCCAAGATTGGCACAGATAAACACAACTGCCCAGTGTGCTTGAAGCCTGTTACAGAGCATGATAAAGGATTAATTAAAGAAGAAAAAGCAAAGCTCAAAAAACAAATAACAGATTCGGAGAACGATATAAAGCTAAATGAAAATAAGGTTTCAGAATTGAATATTCTCAAGACTAAAATAATGGATGCAATAAAAAAGGGCAATAATAATATAAATTTCCACAACCTTAACTCGCAAAAGTTTGAGAGTAGCAAGAAGAGATTAACAGAAATTGATACTCTGTTAGAGCAGTTGCAACAGGATTTTGACCATCTCAAAATAGCAGATGAAAATTCAGATGTATTGATAGAAGAAAATACTAAAAAACTTTCAGATATATCGGAAAAGATTAATAAGCTTCAAAATGTTCTAAGCTTAATCGAAGCATCCAAATTTGTAGTAAGTGAAGAGGGTGTGAAGAGCTATATAGTAAAGAAAATATTAAAGTTATTCAATAATAAAATCAATATATACCTCAAAAAGCTCAATTCTAATGCTATTGTAACATTTAACGAACTGTTTGATGAAACAATCGTTAATGAAAAAGGCAAGATCACCAGCTACTTTAACTATAGTGGTGCAGAGAGAAAGGTTATAGATTTAGCAACCATGTTTGCCTTTATTGACATGCTCAGACTCCAGGGTAATGTATTTTATAACATACAGTTTTACGATGAATTGCTGGATACAAGTCTAGATGAGACTGGTGTTGATTTGGTTTTAAATATTCTCAATGAACAAGTCAACTTGTATAATCTTGGAATCTACATAATTTCCCATAGAAAAGAATGTACTAAAGTATGCAATGGAGAAGTTATATATTTGGAGAAAAAGAACGGTATAACCACGAGACTTCCTTTCAAGGTAATGTAGTTGATATATTCTGCAGACTTGTTATATATTAAACATGAATACAACCGGTACTCCTTTCAACAGCAACCCCTTTGCATCACCTCTTCTTCAAAGTGTACCTTATTTAAATAATCCTTTCAATCAACAGTCACAAGCGCCGATGATTGCACCCACATCGCCGCAACCACCTGAGATCACCAACCCAAGGGTCATTCAGTATTATGCAGATTACTCTGGGTGTGGTTTCTGGAGAATGATATGGCCAGAGCACCTTTGCAATGCCTACGGTGAATTCTGTGTGCACGGTACAACAGTGATGGTGTTGGATCCAAGATATTATATCAACACCAAGGTTGTGAGAATACAACGACAAGCGACATCTTCACAACTGCAGTTTGTTAAGTTCTTGAAAGAAGTTTCAAAGCAGGTAGGGTTTAGGATCATATATGAGATTGACGATCTAGTATTTCATGAGGATATTCCTGATTATAACAAATTTAAATCTGCTTTCACTGATCCACAGATCAGGCAGAATGCTTGTGAGATAATGTCCATGTGTGATGAAATTACAGTTACATGTGATTTCATGAAAAACTACTACAAAGAAAAAACTGGTAACCAGAACGTAACCGTCATTCCAAACTTTCCACCAAAATTCTGGCTAGGTCATTTCTATGATGAAAAAGCAATAAGTGCCAATTATGATACGCACAAAAATAAACCTAGAATTCTGTATGCAGGATCTGGGGCACATTTTGATGTAGAGAATAGAGTCAACCAAAATGATGATTTTGCTCATGTTATCAAAGCTATCTATGATACCCATCACAAATATCAGTGGGTGTTTCTAGGTGCCTATCCACTGCCAATCAAACCACTTGTTGATTCAGGTGCAGTAGAATTCCACCCATGGGTCAATCTTTACCACTATGGTGAGGCCATCAGAAAACTTAAAGTTAATATGCTTGTTGCACCATTGCAGGACAATAACTTCAACAAGTCCAAATCCGATTTGAAGCTAATAGAAGCCAACAGCTTCGGTCTTCCTATAGCATGTCAAGATTTATGCACATATGAGGACGCTCAGTTTAAATTTAAGACTGGTGAGGAGATGCTGACCATGATAGATGATGTGCTCAGCAAAAAGGGAAGATATATGAATCTGTGTGCCAAAGGACGCAAAGATGCAGACACAAGATGGCTAGAGAATCAAGAAAATATTCAGTGTTATTATGAATTATTCAGTCATCCCTATGGTGATCCAAAGCGTACCAGATTGAATCGCATCAACGGTCTTGGTCAATGATACGTTTAAAAACATAAGCTAGACAAGGATAAGTGCAGAACGTAATTACAGGGTAGACAGGATTGGACGATACAATGGCCATGACAATACCCACAGCCAGCGATGACCAGAAACTACAGCATATCCAACAAGAGGATAGTTTGGACAGATATTTACTTTTAAGATATATTAGATCGTCAAAATTCTTAACATCCACTATGTCTGCATTAAATAGCAATTTGGCTAGAGTTATTTTGAGGGGTGAAACAAACCACAAGAGCAAAAAGCTACATACTGAGCATAAGCCC